CGTTGAATGTGTCGGTGATGTATTTGGCGAAATTCACCGCTATTCTGTTGTCTGGCTTGTATGCAGGTTTCGGTGGATAGTGGAATATCTCATACCTGTTTTCATATGCGTTCTGAAGTGGTCTTGAATACCTTGCCACATACTGTTTGTGCTTCTGGATAAGTTCCCACAGTTTTGACAGCGTCATTTCTGTGCCATATGGTAATCTGTAAATCATAGTCCGTGCTTAATGCTCCTGTTCAGCGTCATTGGTTTTTTACCTAGTTGCCGTATTGCTGATGCTAGGCTGTCGGGGCAGTCATCGTGCTGTGCGTGTTCGTTGTAGTCTAATATCTCTGCTATGTACTCTGGGTCTGTGCTATCAAGAAAAAACACCTTTGCCCAGTTCTCTTTTAGGTAGGTGCTTATCTTGATGTGCTTATTCATCTTTTCGTGGTAGGTGCTACTGATGTCACCCCTTGCCTTAAGGCTCTTGTCTAGATAGCCTTTATCGGCATTGCGTTCACACCATGTTGTACCTGCCCTGTATTTCGTTTTTAAGGCTAGTATATCGTCTAGGCAATCATCTACATGGCTTCTGTATTTCTTGCCGTAGACGTAAAAATAACCGCCCTGTTCGTGTATCACTGTAAAGGCTGTGGCATCTTCACCGCCATAGGATGCGTCTATGTGGCATATGCCGTTGTAGATCGCTTCGGTGTCGCTTGTGAATTGCGCATCAGTAAACAGCGCATTTTCATCTGCAATATGTTTGAGTTCATAGTTTGCACTGAATAGTGAAGCACTCATACTTGACCGAAGGTGTTTGATTTCATCCGGGGTCATAAGCCCTGTATCATAGCAGGTGTACTTCTTAATATTCGGCATCAAGGAAAAGGCATCATCTTTGTGCCAAGGCGTGCCTGTGTTGATGATGCGACCATCTCTGTTCTTGATGTTCTGTAGTTCCATGTACATCAGTTTGGTGCGCTCACGCTCGGCTCGGCTCACTCTGTCTTTGATGTTGACTATATCGTCTGTGACTACTATGTCAGCGTGCTTGCCTGTAAGTGATCCACCAAGACCAATGCCTAGTATCTGACTTGCACCGCTTATGCCGTTGTACAGATTGGTGTGTATCTCTGATGCTGTCTCTTTCAGCACCATTGGTGTTATGCCGTAAAGCGTTCTGCCTATCTTCTGGAAAGCACCGCTTCTTGCCACCCTGCCTACTGTTCTGATTACCTCGGCTACATCGCTATCGGTCTTTCGCAGAAAGATAATGTTTTTATTTCTGTAGACCAATAAGCACAAAGCAAGAAACACAGACAAATCAGAAGTCTTGTAACTACCTCTGTGTGCCTGTGTTGTGCTGTCGCCATATCCGTATAGCCAATCCTTTAGCCATTCATTGTGCAGGTCAGTTAAGTCCTTGAAGCCTACCGCCCTGCCTATTACTACAGGGTTATTTGTCAGCAGGTCTATTGTATCTGCTTGCGAAGTATTCATCTATTTCCCTTGCGCTTTCATCTTCAATAGACAAGTCAACCTTTTCGCTTGGTTTCTGTCCGATAGTGTCACGCAGTATCTCAAAGGCTTTGTCTGTTTCCTTTGCCCTGCCTATAAGAGCATCTACCATTTCGTCCCAATCGGTTTCACCCATGCGCTCAAGGATGGCATCTTTAAGCAGTTTATTTTCTCTACGCTTCTTGCCAGATGCTATACCGCCCTGCCTTCCTCTCTCTCTTGCTTCGCTCTCGCTTCGGACAGGTTTTAAATTCTGTTCGTTAGCCATGTTTATATCTCCACATACAAAAGACATGGCTGTTGTGCCATGCCTTCTGTCACTATTATCTATGAAAGGAGTAATGATGCAATGAATAAACCGAAAAGGCAATTCTTCACACTGATATATTATCACCCCTTAATTCCGATTAACTCCGATTTTTCAGAAACTTTAGTTTTTGATGTATGTTTGCCTTCTGTGTGTCTGATAGTTCATCCCAGATGATAAGGAATGTATCAAGCCTTGTTAGTGCTTTCCATCCTTCGCCATTTCTTCTGTACATGACTATTGGCAGGTCACCTGCTCGGCTGTCACGCTCTGCCTGTTGTAGGGCTACATCATCCCTAAACTGTTCTACCCTTTTGCACTCGATGTGTAGACCATTTACACCGACTATGTCCGGGGCATCACCTGTCTTGCCACAATACTGTGCTGATCTTCTTGCTTCTAGGTGTCCTTTATTGCGCAGGTATTGTGCTAATTCTCTTTCTCCGTTAGCACCCTTTGCCCTTGAATTTATTGCCATGCTTACTCCCTTCTAAAACACACCGCCTAGCAATTTATCGAATGCTTCATTGACAGTTGTATAGGTCTTTGGCTTTATCCATTTGCCATGCCAATAGTATTCCTCTACCTTGCACCTGCTTACATCTACGATGGTGTCACCTTGGTGTACATCTCTGTGATGCGTGATATACAGGATAGTGCCACCGCCTTTGTGGTTGTCTACTAACTTGGCTAGCAGGTATTTCTGTGCATCCGTAAATGTGCCTTTAGCGTTCTTGATCTCGCCTATGATTAGAAATCCGCTTCGGTCTATGTACCACATATCAACATCAGAAGGTCTGCCCTGTGGCACTCTGATATTGCTGAAGTCCATATGTAAGCCATGTTCATCCCAATTTCTTATCATAGGTTTAATAGTTAATAGTTACTCTCCGGGCACTAAAATGACCTCTCTATCTGTGCCCTTATTCTTTTGGTTATTTCATATATCTGGCTTTCGCTATAGTTCTTGCCCATAAGGTCAAGCCTTCTATACACATCTTTTGGCTTTAGTCCGTCTACCCATCGCATGGTGTAGATAAGGTCATAGATGTTTTTCGACTTCCGCAGGATTTCTTCTGCTTCATCTAGCAAGCGTTTGCGTCCGTCTAGTATCTGTTCGGCAGTTTCCTTGCGCTGTCTCAAGCCTTTTTCTTCTACCTCAATGATGTACTCTTCTATCTTGTTGACAGGGTTACCCTGCACCTTGTCGCCATAGGATATTTTAGGCACTGTCCTTTGAAACGCTAGTGTCCAGTCATCAAGGATTTCGGCTAGATCGTTGCACGCTTGTTTGTACTCTACATACCTTTTTCGGTGATCCAGATAAACCATGCTTCTTACTCCTCTCTAGGCACTTTGATGTACTTGCGCCCTTTCTGGCTACCGCTTATTCCCCGGTAGGCACAAGTCTCTATGGTATTACGGCTTAAGCCCACCATTTTGCCCAGTTCCCTTGCTGTGTCTGCTACTGCTAAAGGCAGTTCGTACTTATCAGCAGTTACACACAGCCAGTAGTATTTCACTGTCATTACTCCACCCCTTAATTATTTCCGACCGCAATCCGCCTGTGCTTTACGCCACGCTTCTTTTTCCGCTTGATGCTCACAGCCGTAACAGATGTGCTTGGTACACCCTTTGCACTCTATAGGCTCTGCGCAATCCGTCTGCCACAGTTCCGATTCTTTAGCGCACTCGGTACAGTCCTCGTTGCAGTCAGCATCGCAATTCTTCTCCGTCTGCGGAGTATCGGTTTGCTCTGCAAATTTGCAATAGTTCCGTTCATTACATATCCCACACGGCTTACCCATACAAGGTGGCTCCTCCGTCTGCGGAGTATCGGCTATTTCTACGTCCTTTAGTGCAACCTTCTTTATTCTTGAATCTTCGCTTATCAATGTGTCTAACACCACAAATATGACATCTTCTTGGTAATCGTGTAACACTACTTCTTCTCGTCCACTAATAGGTACTTCGACCCACGCATTTGACCGCACACCGCTGTTGACGATTCTGTAAATCGTGTTTTTCCCTGCAATCCACGGAGTATCTATGTAACAGTATTTGCCAAACAAAGGGTCTTTGCTAAATCTATATTCCATCACTCGCTCCTTTCCGTCACTCTGATAATTATGTACATCGTGATTAGTCCGAAAGCATAACCGACCAATCTGTTAATCATTTCGGTCATTCGCTACTCCTTTCCCTCTCTGGCTCGTCCTTTGACCATCTTGTGTAACACCATTCGCACATATCAGTATGTTCACAATCTATACACGCTTGTAGCCTTTCCTTTGAGTTGTTCGGTTTTTCCGAACTGTTCTCGGTCTTGCGGTCTGCGTTTAGCGCATCTGCGAGTATGTGCATACAATCTGTGGCTATGCGATAACATACTTCGCTGTCAAATCCTTGAAATATACACATCTTACACTCATGCCTTGCACACATAGTTAATCGCATCAGTGCTTCTCGTTCTCTATCGTTTGTCATTTCCTTCGTCCCCATATTTCCCACCCCCAACCCATTCTGACCCCACCTATGTCCACGAATAAATCGTAGCCGTAAACGATGGTGCGAGAATTACCTATCTCCATCACTCGCCCTCTCTTTCCGTTAGTATATCGTCCACGAATATCCACGCTCGGACAGCCACGCCCTTGCTTCTGCTAATTTGTCCGCTCTCGGATTAGCCATAGCACAGACCATTTTTCTCATGGCAATCTCGATCACTTCGTCTCTCGGTAGTGGTTTGTCCTCATAGATGCCACGCTTCGCCCATTTGCGATAGAACGCTTTGAATTTCTCCACATCGAATGTATAAGCCGTTTCATCTCGCTCCTTGAGCCATTGCTTGTGTTCTTTATTCATTCTCATCTACTATCACCTCTCCTATCTTCCAGACGCTCTCGTCCTCGTCATAGTATTTGATCTGCTTGGTCTTGACAGTCGGTAACTGCATTACTTCTTCCACGCCATCGCTGTCATCGTCCACCATGTAACACAATGTCTCTATGACGCTTCGCAGATAAACCATTTCATTGTCACCGTGCATCGTCTTTCCTCTCCCCACCATGCATTATGTCTATTAGTATTTTGTCAGCAGTTCTTTGGAGTTTACGCGTTTTCTCGGCATCTATCCTTCTACTCACCGCCTCTTTCACAACCTCATACAACAGCGCACCTATTAGCACGGCTATAATTTCACTCATTGTCTTTCCCGTCCTTCCACTCCTTGTATCTCTTGTATAGTTCTTCGGCTTCTTTGTCAGACTTTTCCATTGCGACTGCATACGCATATTCAATGGCTACTATCAAGCCAAGTACTATCAGAATTATGTATTTCATGTGTTCCCCTTCATGGTGCAAGCAGGGGCAAGGCTGTGTCCGAAATTATTATGAAAAAAGCAATGATCCTTATTAAGTTGTTTGCCCTGCCCCTGTAGTTGCTGTTTACATCTGTGCTATCCGCATCATTTCGCTTCGGTCTTTTATGGTTTCAGCCGGGGCTTTGCCCCATTCACAC